TCACCTCTGGTAGTTCAGTAGAGGATTGAAACGTATTGCATCGGTCAAATGGTCTCTTGAAAGATGTGCGTACCGCATCGTCATCGCCAACGAGGCGTGCCCCAGGATGTGCTGTAGGGTCACGATGTGCCCGCCGTTCATGATGAAGTGACTGGCGAACGTGTGACGCAGTACGTGGCTGGCCTGCCCTTTCGGCAGCTTGATCGAGGTCGACAGCAGCACCAGGCGGAACACGCCAAGGCAGTTAGTGAACGGCCCGTGGGTCTGCCAATGCCGGCGAATATCGGCGGCCAATTCTTCCGAGATCGGCACCGAGCGCACACGCTTGGACTTGGTGTTGGCGAAGATCACCGTATTACCTTTCAGACGTTCCGGCGTCAGCGCCTGAGCCTCACCCCATCGAGCCCCTGTCGCGAGGCAGATACGAGCGACCATCTTCGGATGTGGCGACGTGGTGCGCGCATCCAGGGCCGTAAGCAGTTCGGACACCTGATGCTTGGTCAGGTACGACAGCGGTCTTTCCTGAAGCTTGAGCGGCCGCATGCGCCCTACCGGATTCTCATAGTCAATGACGCCGAGTTGACGCAATTCGTTGTATATGGATTTGAGGTAGCCAAGACGGTTATTCGCGGTCTTGCCCGACATGCCATTGGCTATCTGCCGGCTACGCAACCGAGCCACTTTCGCGGGCTCTAGGGAGACAGCGACCGGGTCGCCCAGGTCCTTTGCCACCAACCGCAGAATCGCCACGCAACGATGCCCGTTGCTCAGGGTCTGGCCGTGCAGTTCATACCAGAGTTCGATCAACTCCGAGAGACGCCGACGGTCCTTCGGCCTGAGCGTCCAGCAGGGGTTTTCCGCACACTTCTGACGCGCGGTGGCCTCGAATTGCTGCGCCTCCATCTTGGTCTTGAACCGCTTGCGAAAGCGCTTGCCCTTGATCGGTTCTACATCGACGAACCAACGGCCATCGGGGAGCTTGGTGATCGACATTAGACGGCATACCCCCGCCGCAGATACCGATCACACATCAGCTTGTGTATGTGCCTTTCCAGATCGCGACGAGTCCAACCCTTGGCCAGGTAGTGGTCTTCGATAACGTGCCAGAACTCCAGTTTACGGGCGGACTCAATAGCCTTTTTTGCCGGGACACGCTCCCGCGCGATCAGGCTCACGAACTGGCCGAGGAACATCTCGCAGTTACGCCCGCTGAAGCCCTTGGCGGTCTTGTAATAGCGCCGGTACTCGGTGCGCTCGATCAGCGGATCGCACTCGACCTGTACGCGGGCATCCTGGCTGATCAGGCTCCAGAACGGATCGTAGACCGCCGTCCGGCTCAGCAGCTTGAAGCTTTCGCAGGCGTAGTTCCACAGTCCTTGCAGATGCGGGCAGAGGCCCTCATAGGTGCGGCAGCCAATGACCTCCCCCGAGGCCATACGCGAGCCTTCGGAGAACTGCTGGACGATGGAGTGATGGAAACGGAATTCGAGCCGCCAGACCGTTTCCAGGGGGTTATAGGCCGGGTCGCCATCGCCGAACGGATCCCCGTTCAGGGTCGCCCACACGCTTTCCCAATAGTCGAGCTTGTCGGTGGCCCGAGCCTGGAGAGTCTTGTTATAGATCGACAGTTGCAGACCGTTGGCCGAGCCGAACATGTACGTCTCGCCACGCCCGTAGACCGAGGCGTTGCCGTCGAATTCGATCCGCTCGATCCCACTGATTTGTCGCACCCGACGCGAGCGACAATGCATGCGGTCCACCAGATCGCGAGGCGGTTTCCAGCCCTGCACGTCCAAGGCGATATGCACAGCGGCTTGGTTGGTTTCGCAGTGACTCAGCACGGCAGCGGCCAAATCATCCAGCACGCCCTGGAGGATGCGCGGATCGGCGCCATCGAGGGCGTGAGGCGATACCTCGATCTTGAGGTGCGAGCCAATGGTGTCGACCTTGATGTTGTGGTTCTTGATCAGCAGGATCAGACCCATTTCAGCGTTCTGCAGGCGGTACTGATAGCCGGAGTCGCGACCGATGCGGCCCTTGGACCACTCGTAGCCGGCGAACTCGACCACATCCACCGAGAGGTCAAACAGCGCCATGACTTCCGGCCGGAGTTTGCCGTTGTACAACTGCCGCACCGTATCCACGCCGCACCGCAGAATGCGCACGCCTGACAGGTCGGTGAATTGAGCCGTGGTATCGTCGAAGAACAACCGCCCTTTCGGGCTTTCCAAGACCTGACCGTCCGACTCGATACTGACGCGAATTTGATGGCTGATTTTCTTCATCTTTAACGATCCAAATTGGTACGAATTGAAACCGCAATAGGTGGCTTATCTGACGTGTTACAGGGGCGTCAGCCGGCCCCGCCGTGGCGCTTGCTCACTCCGAGACGAGCCGTTCGCGCGCGCCCCGGCCAGGCCGGCTACAGCGGCCATACCGGCCCAGTCGGCGTCACCGCCACCGCGAAGAAAAAGCCCGCCAGATAGGCCAGGAACGCCAGCCCCAGGGCGGCGAAATAGCTTGTCCAATTCATCGGCTCCCCCTCAGTTGATCGAGCGCGGCAAGCGGCTGGTGTCAGGAACCACCGTCACCCGCACGGCGGCGCCGTTCGCGGCGGCGGACGGTACGTTCGGCGCGGCGGCCTGAGCCGGCGGCGCATTGCCCAAGGCGCTACGCCCGGCGCAGGCGGCATAGCCGGACCAACCGCCCTTGAAGCTCAGTTCCGCGGCGCAGTTGCCCCGCGGCACCACGGCATAGCCGGTGTCGGTCAGGTCGCGATCGGTGAGAGTGAATTCGCTGCCGTCCTGGCCCCGTACGGCGAACAGATAGGTGCGGCGCCCGGAGGCGGACAGCAGGGTCGCCTTGACGATGAAGTCGCGGCCGGCGAAGGGATGCCCTACAGGAGCAGCGCCCGGAACGCCTCGGTGCCCAGGTACATCATCAGCAGCATCAGGACCAGCCGCACCAGTAGCACGCGCAGCACCCACAGCAGGACCGGCTTGAGCAGGCGCAGCAGTTCCAGCAGCAGGCGGCGATACAGGGTCGCCCATGAGCAAACGAGGTCCGCCGTCATAAACCACAGACCCAATAGCAAGGGCCGGAATTGCCATGAATAGAAGAATCTTAGGTTGTCTAAAAAGGCTCTTGCCGGCGATGGTGTCGGTGACGGAGCCGGTGGCTGTCGATTCATAGAGGGCGAAGGTCTCCTGGCGGATTTTCTTGATCTCGACGATCACGTCGCGGGCCGGCGGTTTGTTGTCCTGCGCTGAGTGCTGGCTTTCCTTGTAGCGGCCCCGAATGCCGATGACGGCGAGGTTGGAGTGCAGATAGGCCTTTTCCGCCGTCATGCGGATATCGTCGCGGATATAGGCGATGTTCGGCGTGGTGAGGATGATGTCCCAGTTGAAATGCCGGTGCCGGGTCCAGGCATCCAGCCAGCCCATGGGCCGCCCGGCTGCCTTGGCCGCTTCCGGGCCGTCCGGGAAGTCGAAGCGCTTGAGGTCGGCTTCGCGCCAGGACTTCAGAAAGATCAGTTGGGTTTCGTCGAAGATGATGAACGCGCCACGCGGCGCCCACATGAACCAGGTGCGCATCTTTTCCATGTCATCCAGGTCCTCGAGGTCGAGGTTGATGACGTCGCAACTGGAGGGCGTCTCCGGCATCACTTGGAAGATCCGTTCGCGGGTCAGGCCGCGCACGTTGGTGATGATGACGCGGCCTTTCTTGATCGCGGGGATCAGGTCATCTTGGATCGCGCCGGAGGTCTTGTAGGAGCCGTTCGGGCCGTGATGAATCTTGATCGCCATGTCACTTACCTATGAAGGGGATGAAGGACATGGAGAAGCGCGTGCCGATGGCGGCGAAGATCATGTTCACCGCGTCCGGCAGGCCGAAGAACGCCAGCAGCGAGCGCAGGTCGCCGTCCAGGGACGAGTAATAGGACGTGATGGTCGAGCCGATACCGATGCCGCCGACGACTTCGCGGAACGCCTTGTAGCCGATTTCCGCGACGAACAATTGCATCTCGAACCAGCCCTTGATGGCCATCTTGGTCAGCAGGACAAAGGCGTCGGTGACGAAGTCATAGACGCCGCTGTAGAGGAAGTCCCAAAGGGATTGCATCCAGGCGAGAATGTCGGAGAGAAAGGGAATGTCCATGGCGTTTCCTCAGGAGCGATAGAAAACAATCCATCCGGCCAGGATCGCGGCGATGAACAGCACCACGTAGCGGATGACGGAGAGTTCTTGGGCGTACTGGGTGAGGCAGACGTCGTAGCGCTGGCCGAGGGCGGTAAAGTCCCAACACGGTAGGGAGCCGCCGCCGGTGCCCAAGTGAATATCGAACTTGGAAGCGAGGACGCTTTCGAACTTGCCTTGCAGTTCCTGGAAGTCCTTTTGCGCCTTGGCGATGGCGTCGTCGTATTCCTTGATGGTCTTGTCGAAGGAGCCTTGCTTCGGCTCTTTCAGGCCTCCCCCGCCGGAGCCGTCGCCGCCATCGCCACCGGTCCCGCCGCTGGAGCCGGTCCCGTCGCCATCGCCGCCGCTACTGCCGTCACCGCCGGGCGTGGTGCCGCAGTCACTGCCAACATGGCCCTGACAGGGGTTGTTACCGCCACCGCCCCCACCGCCGCCGCCACCACTGGAGCCGTCATCGCCACCGCCGTTACCGGGCTTGGTGCCGCCATCGCTTCCACCGTCGCCGCCGGGCGGGTTGCTGCCACCGTCGCCCCCGGTGCCGCCGTCTCCCCCCGGAGGCGGACCGTCGCCCGGGCCCACGTCGCAGCCGAAAGCACAGGAGCCCTTGGAGGTGAACCAGTTACCGGTGAATGAGCCGATGACCCGGCAGAAGGTTCCACCCGCTTCGCCCTCAGCGGGGCCGATACAACCATCAATCGAACTGACGGCGATCTCACAACCGAGGTAATTGATGAAGCGGGAAATCGGTGCTTGGTGGCCGCCTTTTTCATAGAGCGAGCCAGCCAGAATCTTGCACTTATTCTCCCGGCATTCGCCGGTACTGAGATCAAGCTCAGTTCCCTCAGGACACCTATCACCTTTCAAATAAACATTCGTATTAAAAAGAATCCAATCACCAGAACGAACCACACAATAGAAAACCTTGCCCGCCTCACTTGGATTTGACGAAGGTTCCATAACAAAAACCCGACCAGGGTCCTTGGAAAAACTGCTGAAATAAAGATCACAGCCGGCCGTAGGGGATGAAACTTTCTTATCAAAATAACCCATGTACCAGTAATAATATTCGGCATGAGCCGCCGAACCAAATAACAACGTAATAATCAACAATATGAACCGAGGCATAAAAAAGGGGCCTTTCGGCCCCTCCTCCTGTCACTGATACTGGCCGATTTTCAATCCCGTCAGCAGCGCGGACGCCATGAATGCGCCCAGCATCAGGGACCAGATCACGTCAGGCCTTGCGCATCGCGCCGATGACCAGGGCGAGGCCGACCAGCACCGCCACAGCGGCGATCACCAACTTGGCCACGGACCCGCCATCAGTGCTGGCTTGCGCCAGAACCCCCTTGGTAGTTTCGTCGAGCAGCGATTCGGCGAAGGAGACGTTGGCCACGGCCAGGCCGACGGTGGCGATGGAAGCGTTGCGGAACAGGGTTTTCATTTTTTCCATGATTGGAACCTCATTAATTGCGCGCTTTGCGCATGGCGGAAATGATCAAGCCAGCCCCCAAACCAACGGCGAACAGCCCGATGGTCCCGGCGAAGCCGAGGCGGAAGGCCGACGGGTCGAAACCACCCATCAGCAGAGTCAAATAGCCCTCTGCCTCAGGCGGCAGCAGGTAGGTCTGTATCCACTCAAGGTGCGTACAGCCGACCGTGCCGTCCGCGTTCTGGACCCAGGTCTTGCACACTTGAACCGATACAGAGCCTTCCATTCGTGCAGTCCTCAAACAGCCAGGGAGGCCGCTAGGCCGTCGATCCAGCCCCAGGCGTAGCCGGTGGCCAGACCTACCGCGAACAGCGAGAGATAGCGGAGCATCGCGGCCTCCTACGGCTTACGCCTTGGCGTCCGGGGACTTGTCTTGTTTGTCCTGGCCCTGCGGCTGCTGGGCCGGGCGCGGGGCTTGGGACTGTGCTTGCGGGCGGGCCGGGGCTTGGGCGGTCGGCGCCATCGGCTTGCCGCCCACGGCCAGCAGATCCACAAGGACCTGGGTATTGGTGATCCGGCCGAAACGGTCTTGGGTCGGGCGGACCACGCTGGCGAACTTGCAGAGCACCGGCTGGCCTTCGAAGACGATGGCGTCCAGCAGGGTCGGCTCGATGTTGTATTCGCTGATCTCGAATCCCTTGGCGTTGCCACGGGCGCCTTCCGGGATCGGGGCGATGGATTGGACCGAGGCGTAGATTTCCCCGGTCTTGGTCGAGGTGTAGGTGTCGGTCTTGGTGACCCACAGTTCGACGACGCCGCCTTGGGTTGCAAACATGTTCATCGGTGTTTCTCCTTCAATTCGCCTTTTTCGGCGTGAGTTGTCCCGCTGCTGCAAATTCGGCTGTTTCGCCTTCATTCAGCGGTGTTGGGTGAAAGTGATTTGTCGGGCGATCCCTTCGGGCCGGGCTCTATTCGCTAGCGAACCAAGCCAACCACGGGTGTTCGTCTCGGCCCATTCGGGTAACGACCCCTATCGCAACGTCGTCGCCGACGGCCAAGGGGAACGCTTCCCCTTGGAACCCGCAGAGCAACACCAAGGGCTCTGCCCTTGTCATCCCGCTCTTGCCGCCGAGGGCTCGGGAGCGCGGGGCGGAGAAGCTGCCCCACACTCCCCAGCGGAGGCTGTTTCAGGGGGGAGGCGTTCAAGGGTGCGCTGCGCCCGTGCTTCCGTTCGCCGGAACGGTGAAGCTGTTCCGACGAGCCGGGAGCGCGGCCCTTGACCGGATCGGCCACGGTGCGAATGGCTTGGATCAGGCAGAGCAGGAGCAGCGCTTTCAGGGTGTCAGCGAGCATGGGTCAGCCCTCCAGTTGGAATGCTTCGCGCACTGGCACGAAGGGCGTGGGCTTCCCGCTGTCGTACACAACGTGCCAGTACTTCGGCGGACGCCGGGACGGGTCGTGTTTCGCGCAGAAGGAACGGGGACGGCAGAGCCAGCGGCCATCTTCCAGATAGGGCAGCCCAGGGGGCCGGCAGTCCGGACACGGCGACGGGCTGTGCAATGGGATGACCTGCCTTGCGGACCAGCACACAGAGCAGGCGCAGTCCGGGGCGTGGGTTTGGCGCAAGTAATTCGGAGACGACATGGTCAGCTTCCTCCTTATCTTGGCGAGCACGGCCCCAGGCGAGAGCTTCAACCCGCAGGTCGGTCAGATAGGATTCTTCCGGTTGGGAGAGGTAGCCGGCGTCCATAAGGCCATCGATCAGCATCAGAGCGCGGTCGAAGGGTTCGCTGGGATGCTCTGCCGCGTGCAACAGATAGCCCTCAAGGAAGCTCAGCAACGCGTTAATCGGGTTGCTCGACAGAACGCGCGCTACCTCAACGCCTTCAAAGCTCTGCTCAACACGGAAGACCAGTTCGGCATTCAGGGAACGCATAGAGGCCTTGGCAGCCTGTTCAACCCGAGCGCGAAGGGCTAGAGGCATACGGAGCTTGAATTGCGGATCGGTGCGGCTCATGCCGTCCACTCCTGTTCCAACAGCCAGTTGCGAAGCAGCGCGCTATTCACCATGCGCAGCTTTCCGAGCTTCACGGACGGCAGCACACCCCGGTAAACCCAGGCGCGGGCAGTGCCATAGCTAATGCCGTTGCGCTCCGCCCACCGTTCGATGGACTCCACATCCTGTTGCGGCCCTATTAGGGCGCTGGGGTTAAGCTCTTCCAGTTCCATGCTCGTTCCGTCACTATTCGTTGCAACAGCACCGCAGGGGCAAATCTACGGTGTAATTATTGAACTCAAACGGAGTCTATCAGTTCAGATTTAGAGTTCAAATATTGAACTGATAATTTTATAGATCAATATGGAATCAATTCAGGATAGAGCTATAGCTTTGATTTATAAGGCTGGGCTTGACGAACTGGTAAGGCAATCTGATATCTCTTGGAGCAGGTGGAAGAATCTGCGCCACCGGAAAGCTCGCATCAGTACCGAGGAGGTTGAGGTACTGGTAAAGCTGTTCCCTAGCTATGCGCTATGGATCGCCAGCGGCCAAGTCGCTCCGGAAGCTGGACAAACAAGCCCCGACTATGACGAAGCCAATCGAAACTTGCCCAATCAAAACGCGGGATAGCGATCACTAGAAAAGTAGCACTGCGATGGTATGCCCTACGGACGGAAGGCAAGAATGAAAGCTGACAAGGACGATGCGCCAGAGTACTTAAGAAGAAAGCGGAGCCAGAGCTTTGGTAAATGGTCGCTCGCAATTGCTCTAGGGCTAGGACTTTCAGGGTTGGCTTTACACATGGCAGGAAATAAACTCTCTTTCCTTCCAAAACCACAACCCAGCCAACCCTCTAGACTTGAGAAACCTGCTTCCCCCCCTAACGATAACACTCCCCAAAAACAGCCCCAAAAGACATCAGAAGAACTTTTTTGGGAAAGTGTTAATGCACGCAATCATCAACAGAGCCAGCATAAGCAAACTGTTTATAACGATAGTAATTACAGGCCGCAAAAACCGGCCAACACCTACACACCGCCAGCCCCCAATCGAGTAGTATCTGCGCCTCAGCAAACACAGCAACGCCAAACCAATCGAGCAAACCGCGAACGAACCTCTAAGTGGATCAAAAGCTGGAATGGCGGTACAAACTACCTAGCAGAATGGCTATCCATAAACAATCACATAGATGGCTCCAGTGTCTGCGCCAATCACCGACGCGGCTCAATCGACTACCGCGAGTGTCGTAAGGCTGCCAAGCAGCACTTCCATGAACAGTGCAGAATCTGGCGTATCCGTTACGACAATGACCGCAAAACAAATAGTGACCGAATGAAGACGCGTTACTGCACTGCGGCAAGCAGCTTCAACTCAATGGGCTGA